GTAGTGAGTCTGTTCAGAGGCCGCCAGGCGGTCCTCCAGCGCCGCGCGGCGGTCCTGCTCCTGCTTGAGCCGGCCGGCTGCTGCTTCAGCCACGCGCGCGGCCTCTTTAAAGGCGCTGGCATGCTGCGTGGCCAGTTCGTTACCGTAACGCCAATCCTGGGCCGTCCAAGCGGCGGCAGCGCCGGCACCGGCGATCAACACCACGGCCAGCACTGTCACCCAGGGGCGCACGGCCGGGGGGATCAGATCGAGGGGAGACATAGCACCGCCTTGGCCTTGGCCCACAGCTGCAAACGATCCTCGCGGCCGTTATCGCCGCCATTGATCACACGGGTAATGCGGTCGAATAGCCCAGCATCTGCCAGCTCATTCAAGCCACGATCCCACCAGAACCAAGCCGCCGACAGGGCCGCGTATTCGGGCTGCTCCAGCAGCTCGGGCCGCTCCAACAAGGGCAGGCTCAGCGCCTGGCCGCACCGGCGGTACATATCGGCGCCGGTGATACCAATGCAGCCCCGGCCGCGATAGCGATAACCATCACCAGACGCCTCGGAGCCGTTGCCCATACGGTTGGCATAGACGCGGTTGGCCATCTTTTCAGAACTGCGCAAGTAGGCCTTGGCGTCCTCGATCTCGGCAGGGTCTACGCGGCCGTTACGATTCAGGTCAAAGCCATACTTGAACAGGCCTGCCACGCGTTCGGCGTCCTTGTAATAGAGGCTTTCCGACAGTGCGGTCAGGTGCTTGGATTCGTGCCCTACCTGGGCCACAAACGCCGCCTGGCGCACCGGTGACGTGATATCGAACCGCGCCATGGCTGGATTGAGGGCAGACACAAAAACGCCCGCGACTGGGCGGGCGTTGGGGAGGATTTGCAGCAACTGCTGCTGGGTGATGGGCATACAAGCTCCTGACATGAGTAGCCCGCACTCGGCGGGTATGGATGGTGCAAAGCGTCGCTACGCCAGGCTGACAACCTTGACGGGCTTCGCGGCCTTCTTCGGCTTCTTGCCCTTGGCTTTCGCTTTACCCTTTTTGCCGCCGTTGCACTCGACGGTGGTTGACCAGCCGGCTTGGGTAAATGTCTGCTCCACGGAATCCACTAGGTACTCGCCATCGAGCCCCACTTTGAAGCCCTGGGCGTTGATAGAGCGTTCCGCGAATAGATCCGTGCGCCCGGGCATTTCTAGACGCACGCCAGCCGTAGATCGGTTGAACGCAGCCAAGCGAGCCTTGGCCGCTGATTCGGCAGCGGTCTTGTTCGGGTGAATATGCCGGTCGGTATGCACCGCCGGCAGGCCGTCCGGCACGTCGTCGTTGTCCAGGGACACCACCGATAACTTGCCAGTCTTCTTGTCCTGATGTTTGGCCGCCACGGTCTTATGCGCGTTCCGGTCGCCTAGGCGGAATTGCCAACGGCTTACGTCGCTACGCATGATGGTGATCGCTCCAATAGCCTTGCCGCTGACACTCAGGCCCGCTTGGCGCTGCATCACCATCAACTTACCGTCGCCCACCTTAGCGGTGCAGTCGTATTGCTTGGCCAGGCGCGTGACAAAGCTGAAGTCAGATTCGTGGAGCTGGTCAGCACGAGCTACCTTCGTAGCGATGGTGCAGGCCGGCGTCCAGCCGTTGCGGGCCGCGATGTCGGAAACGATTTTCGACAGTGGCACGTCTTCCCAACTGCCGCTGCGGATGGATTTCCCGGTACCGCGCATGTCGCTGGCCTTGCCCCGAATAACGATGGTGTCCGACGGGCCGGATACCTCGATTTCATCGACCACATAGCTCCCCAGGCGTACCAGGGACGTTTCGACATAGCCCAGGTAGACTTCGATCCCGGCGCCGCGCTTGGGCAGCGTTACCAGGCTGTCGCGGTCATCAATGCGCAACTCAAACTCGTCCGACTCCATGCCGGGCTTGTCCGTGGTGCGCAACAGCAAAAGCCGATCGTTAATCAGCGACGTAATGTCAGAACCGTTCGCGACGATTCGAAACTTCGGAGTCATAGGGCGTTGTCCAATTGAGCGCGCATGGCGGAATTAAGGAAGGCGTTACGCGTAACGCTGAGTGGACTCAGATCATGACGGTCCATAGAATCCCGGCCCCCAACTCAGCTAGTAAGGAATCCAATGAAACGGACTTTATTTGCCGCACTGCTCGCCGTCGTCGCACTTTCCAGCCAAGCTGCCGAACCAACGAAACATGAAGCGAGGGACTTTATTACCCGCCTGGATGCGGCGGTAGAACGCGGTAATGCGCAGATCCTCAGCGGTAAGATCGACCCTGTAGCCCGCCGCAAGCAGGCCCAGGACTTGACTGCACTCCAGAGCGAAGGCGAGAAATTCGGCGTGCTGTTTACCCCGTTTCACAAGTGCAACGAGGCATCAATTAGCGCCTCGTCAGCCTGGCAAGGGTTGCTTGGCGGCAACAAACGGCAGTTCGACAACGGCATAGACAGCTACGAAAAAGAACACCAGGCCTGCCTGGACGCTGCGAACTGAATCAATCCCACAGGGCCACTTGTTCATCAACAGGGCCTGGCAGATCAGGCAAGACAATCACCACGCCGGCGCGGTAAGGCTGATCCTCGTCCGCCAGGCCCTGATTGGCCGCAAGCACCGCCTCAACGCTGCCCACCAGATGGCCATAGAAGTTATGGCAAATGGTATCGAGCAGATCCCCGTCAGATGTTCTGCATGTCGTCGCCATAGCGCACAAACTCCAAGGTAAACGCCTGTTTGCGGGGGATACCGCCCTGCATCAGCGCGCTTTGGTCTTCGTCAATCGTCTTGAGGCACCAGGTACCCAGCACCACGCCATAGCCCGTGGTCAGGGTTACAGGCTTGAGCTGGGAGCCCATCGAGCGCAGTGTGTTGAGCTGTTCCAGCCCGCCCCGGTAGCCCGGGAAAATATCGCCCTTGAGCGTGATTTTCTCGTCTCCCATGCCCACGGCCTGCTGCGCCGACCGGCGCGTTAGGCGCTCTTGGGAGGCCCAACGGTACTCGGTCGAGCGGCGCAGCGAATCAAAGGCCGCCGTATCGAGGTTGAAGTAATACGGCTGCGCCTTAGGATCCAGCGGCTGAATGATCAGCAGATGGGGGAAAGGTTTTACCGCCTCTTTCGCCGGCGTTGAATCCGTGGCAAACGCACCAGTGGGCAGGATGTTGGCCAGCGAGGGGTCGATCTTGCCGGCGATCTTGTTGATCGCCGTAGCCGCCCGCCCAGCCTGCTCCTTCAATGTGCCCAAACGCTCGTCAATCTGCGACAGCGCGCGTGTAGCGCGGTTGTAGGTGGCCACCACCTGGCCAACCTTGGCCTGGGCAGTCGCAATCCCGCGCATGACTCGCTGTAGCTTTGCTCCCACGGCCGGGCCAATAAACGGCAGATCCTCCAGCTCGTTGGCCGCGCCGGTGATTTCGCTGATAGCACCGTTTACCGGCCCCATCATCCCATCAATGCTGCGCCGGCCCGCTTCACCGGCCGAGGCCAGGTACTTCAGGCCCGACTGTAGCTGTGCCAGTGATTCCATATTCCCCCCTTAGATATGCGGCGCGTCGTATAGCTTGCGGTTTTCGAGCTGCTGGGCGATTTCCCGTTGCTGCTGCTCCATCATCGGCCGCAATTGGGCCATAAGCTCGGCCGGATCCTTCGCATCGCCTTGCACCGTCAGCGTGATAGGCGCGTGAATGTCCACCTTGGGCTCGATCTTGGCCGGCTGGACCTTCGCCACCACGGCCGCCGCAAGCGGCGCCGCAACCACGTCAGCGCTGGCCTGGGGCATCATCATTGAGCGTGCAGCATCACCCGGATTAACCGCACCTGGCGTTGCCGGCAACGCGCCCTGGCCGGGGCTGGCTAACATCAGCGGCCCCGTACGCGACGGGGCAAAAGACTTGGCAATATCCCCCAGCACTGGCGGGATGTTCTTGCCGGCATCCTTCATCATCAGCGGCCCGGCCACGGGCATAACCTTCGCGCTTTCGTCAGAGCCAAACATCGCCTTGCCGACGGCGCCGCCCAGGGCGTCACCGCCCAAGCTTCCCAGATAGCCACCAATCAGGCCGCCCACGATGGTGCCGATTACAGGCACCGCCGAACCAATGGCGGCACCGGCTGCCGCGCCGGCGAGCGTGCCAGCAAGTCCGCCAGCAGCAGCGCCATAGCCCTCCGCTTTTTCGTCCTGGGTTTCGGCGTTGTCGTAAGTGTCTTTAACCTTAAATCCGGCATCAATGAGGGCCAATACTGCGGGCCCCTTCATACCTGCCCCAATGCCGCGCCCAGGACTTCGACCACCACGGCCGCCGCCCCTGCCCTTGCCTTTGCCCTTCCCATCCTTGCCGCCGGCGTCATCGAGGTCGCCCATTCCCATTCCACCAGTTCCGCCCACGGGCATGTTGGTGACAATGACTTTTTGCGGGATGTTCGGGTTACCCATCAGCGAGCCGCGCCCAAGGTTGAGCAGGCCCTTGGCGATCTTGAATCCGCTCATAGCGGTCTGAAACGCGATCACAGCAGCAACAGCGGCGCCGATGCCGGTCACGAGCCTGGGCGACTCGTCCGACAGCTTGGCCAGCCCCTGGGTGACATAGGCCAAACCATCCGCCACTTTGTCAGTGACCGGCCGGAATGCGTCACCAATGGCGCGCATAGCCTCGTCCATACCCTGAGCCATTTCCGCCCATTTTTGCGCTGACGCCTGCCGGCGTTCCTCAAGGTTCTTATCAAGGATCCCAGTAGCATCAGCCGAGTCCTTCTTGAGCTGCGCGTACAGCTCCTTGTTCTGCATAAAGGCCGTCAAAGCGCCCTTAACCTGCATGTCCGCGAACAGATCCCCGGTACGTAATGCCTGTTCCAAGGAAGCAATCATGGCCTTAGCTTTCTCGGGGTCCGTCTCCTTACTGATCTTCGCCGTAGCGGCTGCCATCGCGGCGGCCTTCTTCGGATCCGTTGCCGCAATATACTTCTGTGCCAGCTCAAAGCTGGACTCCAGGGTTGATTTACCGTTCTGCAGGCCGGTATTCATCGACCCTTGATAGTCAATCCCCGCATCCTTGTAGGCCTTGACCGTATCGCCAGAACCAATTTTCTCCATCCAGTTTTTTAGGTTATTGGCCGCTTCGTCGGCACCGCCGGCAGTCTTCATTTGCACCTGAAGCATTGAGCCCAGTTGCGTCACCGCATCCATGCCAGTAATGCCGATCTTGCCCATGCCCGCCAGCAGCTCGGGGAACCAACGCGCCATGTCGGCCGCTTCAAAGCTGCCCGCCTGGCCCTGATAGGCGATAGCCTCAAGCGCCTTTTGCATCACGGCCGGGTCAGAGATTTTGGCGTTCTGCCCCAGGGCGTTGATCATGCGGGCCGTTTCGCCGCCATCCGAACCCTGGCCAACGGCAAACTTGGCCGCTACCGGCGCGTAAGACAGGGCCTTGTCCAGCTCCATGCCGGCACCCACCAGAGCGTTGACCACCTCGGCCACCTGATTGCGGGCCATTCCGGTATCGCGCGACGTGCCAATAATCGTATTGGCCATCTGCGCTTCTTCGGGCTTGTTGGCAATGTTCGCCTTGATCGCAATATCACGAACAATCGCGCCAAAGTCCGCACTCACCTTCGTCGGAATCGCCATCGCTGCCGTGGCGGCCGCCGCCTGGCCAATGCTGCTTTTCATCTGCTGTTTACCAGCATCGAGCTGCATATGGCCCTTGGCTTTAAGTTCGGCCTTATTCGCCGCCTGCCCCATGGCCGAGTAAGCCTTGGTCAGGTTGCGCACTTCAACGCCCTGCTTGCGCAGGCCATCCAGATTATTCTCCAGCTTCCGCCGCAGCGCATCAGCGCCCTTTTCGCCGGCCGCGTGCGCTTTAAGCCATTCCTCACGCAAACGCATGGTTTCGCCAATGGTCTTTTGCAGCACCCGCGCCCTGTTGCCTTGTTCCTCCAGCTTTTTGATTTTGTTGCTGACGTCCTTGAACGCCGCCCCTACCGTCGAGCTGACGGCCCCGCCAATAACCAGGCCGAGAGCAAGTTTGTTCGCCATGTGCGCGCCCTATACGTCGGGTAGATCAACAGCGGCTCAATCCGTGAGCCACCACACCATCACGTTAAAGGGCATGGCCAGGATCTCGGCAGAAGAAAAACCCGTCTCTTTTGCCAAGCGCTTGGCCAGCACCTTAAGCGTGCCCTCGTTACACGTCGTCCTCCTCAACCAGGCGAAAATAGCCCGCCTGAAGGCGCATATAATCCTTGTATTTGAGGGCCGTCAGTTCTGCCTCGGTAGCCGTGAGCAGGCTGCAAAACAGGTTCATCTCCACTTTTTCATGGTCACCATTACCGGCGACCTTGGCGGCCATAACGTCCTTGACGCTGGGCGCGCGCATCATCAGCTTGTCGGTCACAACCCCATTGAGATTGGCCTTATGCTTGAGCGTTACCGTAACGCCGTCATCGCTCAGTACCAGCCAGGACGGCAGCGGCGCATTTAGAGAGTCGGTCATGTCATCAATCCTTAAAGGCCCAGGGCCGAGCGTTCAGCGGCAAGCTGATCAACACCGTTGATCACCTGCACCATGTTGGCAAAGTCGATTTCGTACATCACACGACCGTCGATTTCGAGCTTGTAGTAGGTGACGGCCACGGCGTGCTTGATTTCGGCCTTGTCGCCTGGCTTCCAATCGCCCATATCGACCTCTTTGAGCGAGCCGCGCAGGGTCACAGTCACCGACTTGACGGTGCCTCTTTGTCCCTTGAAAGAGCCACGAAAAACGAGGTTGCACGCGGTCTGATCCGCCAGGCCGAAGAACTTCAGCGCTTCTTTACGCACGCCGTTGGTGGTAAATGCCGCTTCCAGCTTTTCCAAGCCAGTGGGCAGGTCGACCGGGCCGCTCATACCACCGCCCCGGTATTCCTCGGTTTTGGTCGACAGCTTGGGCAGCGTCATAGACGGCACGTCACCGGAAAAGCTCACGCCATCAGCAAACATGACGCAGTTGGTCAACATTTCAGGAATCATTGCTCGGCCCCCTTAGGCTGCTTCAAGTACTTCGGTCAGCCACTCGTTGGTGACTTCGATCAGGAAATTTGGGTTCTCGGCCGGCGGCACGTCGGTGAAGCGAATGCGCCAATAGACTTTGCCCTGCTCCAGTTGCGAAGCCGTATTCAGCTCGGTGTCGGCATACACTTCGAAGTTGATAACTGCGCCTGCGTTCTTCTGGTCACGCATGAACGCTTGAAGCCCCTCAGTGACGTCAGACACATAGGTTTTCGTGATCGAGCGGTCTACAGCCCACTTGTGGCCCGCCTGGATCGCATCCATGAGGATGTCGCATGTCCGCACACGGGTAACAAACGACCACTTGGCATCCGCCGAGCAAGTGCGGTTACCCCACAGGCGGTAGCCACCATCGCGAATAATCGTGGTGATATTCGCGTTATTGAGCAGGTTGGCTCGGCACGTCTCGTCGCCGTCCAAGTACTCAACCGGCCGGGTGGTACCGGTGATGCCGACAAACTCTTTGTTCGATGGAGACGCCCAGTAGCCGTACTCGGCATCGGTCCAAGCAAACAGACCCGCCACCCAGGCCGAGCCCGGGGCATTCACGGTCGCGCTTTCGACGGTACTCCAGAACTGCACGCCCGGATCTACCAGATAAATCCGCTTACTGCCGAAGTTCAGCGCGTAGGCCATGGCGGCCTCGTCAGTAGTGTTCGGACCATCAACAATGGCCATCGCGCGCAGCTTGCCGGCCAGGGCGTCCATGGCGGTGGCCACCGCCTGGGTGGCCGAGTGCCCCGGGGCAATCAGCAACTTAGGCTGGGCGTTGTGTCGGCTCTTGCCGTCCAGCAGCGCCTGAAGGCCCGTGCGATGCCCATCCGCCAGAACCCCACCAATGATGGCGGACGTTTGCAGCGCGGCGTCAGCAAGCTTAGGAACGCCAATGGCGACGATTACAGCCTTAGCCCGAACGTAGATCGCCTGACACGCCCGGGTGATGGCTGAGTCAGCGCCGAATGCCGCAATGGCTTCGCGCTCAGAGGTGATCAATTTCAACTCGCCCGCCTTCGCGCTACCGCCACCAAGTACGCCCGGCGTGAAGGTGTCACATAGGCCAATAATCGAGGAAGACGGGAGCGAGATAGTGCGCGCGCCGTTGTCGATCAGCGAGGTAGTGATGCCGTGGAAGAAACTCATAAAGTCCAATCTCCAGAAACGAAAAAGCCCCGCATAAGCGAGGCCGTGGTTATTCGTGTTACGCGTACGCTCAGCCCTCAGGGAGGATGCCGGCGCGTTTTAAATTGACTTCCAGGGGTTTACCTCAAACGTGAGACCCTTCCACTGCGCAGCAGGATCGGCGCTGTAGTCTTCTTTCCAATCGCTTGGCTCAGGCTTGAACCCCAACTGAATTACCAAGGCGCGCGTGGCCGACCACTGCCACACGCCGTAGAAACCGTAATAGCGCCGGCCTGTTTTCTTGTGCGTCGCCAGAATCAAGCGGCGGCCGCTCTGCTCCGGGCGATCCTTGACGACTTCAGAGCCCCAATAGCGATAATCGCACTCGGCAACGGGGCAACTGAAGAAGGGGTTAAAGCGCATGTTGTTCGCCGGGTTGCGGATGGCGAGCCACCAGAACTGAGAAAACCAGTGATAGGCGCCCAGGTCGAAAAGCGTATTCATATGCCACCACCCGCGCTTATCGCCCAAGGCGCCGTCGCGGTCGTTCGACCACAGCCAGGCCCAGGCAGGAAGACGGGCCAGCCGCCAATAACCTGGGGCCTGAGTAAAGGCTACAGGCGGTCCCTCGAAAACCAATCCAGGCAGCGCCAGAGGCACTACCAGGAAACCCAACACAATTAGTATTAGGCGCAGCGGGAGAAACAGCGCCCACTGCAAAGAGGCACGCAGAAAATGCGATGTCATGAATAACCTCAGGTATCAGAAAAGAAAGCACCCCGTCAGGACAGGGCGTTATTGAACTTGTTTATCCAGCCAGGTAGGCGCAGAAGGACGCTGACCGGCATCAGGGAAACCACGCCCAAATGGCCAATCCCTTAATGCCTGACGGTATTTCAAGAGCCCTGAAAACTGCTCAGCGGTAATGGCAGTTTCAAGGCGCATATCCACCTGGTCGCGATGGCGAGCGACAACCCACTCACTCAGAGTTAGCTGACTATCTCGCCAGCGACGCTCCTTCTCTCCTTGCTCATCAACCGTCAGAGGCACGGGCGGCGCTTCCTTTGGCATCCCATCCTCGCCGGGGATAACTCGCCCCCCTTTTTCCCGCACTATAAGCATCTGCTCATACAGTTCGCTCGCTACTTCAACAACATCAGCAGCCAGCGAATTGCCCTCGCTGCCAGGCTCGCCGTTGATATCTGACCGAAACATGGCAGTGGTTGAAGGGCTGAAGAAATATTTCATTTTTTTACCTCCCAATTGCGAGAATTCGGAAACGACCTTCGGCCGAAAAAGTCCCGCCAGCACTGATAAGGAAGCGGTCCTTGGTGACGTCGCCAACCGTCATTGCAGCGTTATTTGCATAACCTCCAGTCGTCGTATTCAGCAACACAGGGAAGACGCCGAAACATTCGTTCGGGAATGAAGCGGGGAAATAACGGAAGTCAGAAGCGCTCGTGCTTTCTGTTACATCGAAAATTTGTTGCACCCAGCCATTAGGGAGCTTAAGAGTTCCCACCCCACCAGAGCTATTTACAGGCGCATTTTTCGAAGTCCACAAGGGATCGGTAGACGCCCAAGTAATCGGCCCAGCACCGGCCGGGGCCGTTCTAACCACGACCGCCCCCCCAACGATCGTTATCGCGGTCGCAGGCTGCGCATTGTCATGCCGATACCAAGACGTGCCATTCCAATAACAGTTCTGACCGACACTCGTCTCTAGAGGTGACGTCAGGAACGCGTAAACGTCGCCATGAATATCAATACTTCCCCCAGGAAGCGGGTTTTTATCAACAAGCCCATTTGTGATTCCATATCCCGCCAGCGTCGTGGCCTTGGCAGCTTTGCCACTAAGGAATTGGTTTATCTCGGACTGGCTGTAAGCATCGGTGATGCCATAGCCTTGTAAGGTTGTCGCTTTAGCCGCCTTCGTAGCCAGCCCATTGATAATGTCAGCGGCAAAGCTAGGGTTGTTGTTGAGGGCGCGAGCAAGTTCCTCAATCGTATCGACAGCGCCAGGCGCAGAACCGACCAGCCGAGCGATAGCAGCCTCAATATTCGCGGTGGTTTCTGTCTTGGTGAATGCGTCCCCAATGCTGTAACCAGCTAGCGTGTTTGGACGCTCCAACAGCGCCGAAAACTTCGCATTGCTCGCATCCCAAACAGGGGAATTCGTTTGCCAAACGATTGGGTTTTGACCCGCGCCCACACGACGGACAACGTACCCCCCGCCATCCAAAGAAATACAGATAGCCGGCTTGCTGACGTCGTGTCGATACCACGCCGTACCATTCCAATAGCAGTTCAGACCGAGGCTCGTCTCCAGAGGTGATGTCAGGAACGCATAAGCGTCGCCATGAATATCAATACTCCCCCCAGGAAGCGGGTTTTTGTTAACAAGCGCGTCTGTAATACCGTAACCAGCAATCGTAGTCGGATTGGAGCCAGATTGAACCAATCCGCGCTTATCAATCGTTACCTGTCGATAACTTCCGGCGACTTTGTTGGCAGGCAACACAGCCTCGATAGATCGATCAACATAATCGCGGGTTGACAGGACAACGGCAGGATCGATCTTCAACTCAATATTCGCAGTACTAGATACGATCAGATTCATGCGAATAATCTGCGTCCGACCCGATCCCTGCGCTAGCAATGGCTTGAAGGTCGGCGCACAGTTAGCTACGGCAACCAGATCGCCATCTTGGTCATATAGCCCAAGCTCCCGGATCCAGAAGCCGCCAGCAGTCTCCGGGATAACCTGCTCCGCAATGATCACGCCAGGGTTGTTAGGATCTTGCTTAAGCTGATTTAGAGGCGCCCTGCGCAGCTCGTTTATCAGTTTGGTTTGCGTCGCGGCCGGCACCGGGTCAGTACCGTTTGCATCACCCACCGCCATGGCCGTGAGTTTCCAGATAATCCCTAAGGAATTTGCGTTGGCCAGCTTGGCGGCGCCCACATTAGTGAGGATTGCCATAAATTGTGAGTTTTTATCAATCATGGATATATGTCCAAGGTGTCAATGCTGTGTTCGCGCCCTACCACGCCGATATAGCCAGTGACGTCAATGTCACGCTGTACAGGCGGGTAGACGTCAAGTACGTCGCCCTCATAAAGGGCGACACCAATATTTATGGCGCCTTGGGTCTCTAAACTGATTGCGAGCCCGGTCATGAGCCGGGAAACGGGCTTAGCGTCGTCGATGAGCCGGCCAAGCTCCTGATACATCTCTTCCGAAATACCGGTTTCGAGTACACCAACCTTTAGTGCAAATGTTCCCGGCGCGCCCTCGGGAACCATGTGCCACCACTCCACAACCTCTATCAGGTACCCGAGTGGTTCGACCACGCGGCGCAGCGCGCCAATGGTGCCTTTGTGCTTGTGGATGTAATACGCAGCCTTGATTGCGGCGCGCTTGGTGGCTTCGCTCCACCGATAGTCCCAACGGTCGACAGACCAGGCCCACGCCAGGTGCAGCAGCAAATGAGCCGGGCATGTGTCGGCGTTGTAGAGCGTCCTAAGCGGCACTATGGTTTTTTCGAAAAGCGCCGCCTCCATGGCACGTTCCAATTGCGTGCTGTTACTGGGAAGTAGGCTTTTCATATCAGTCCGCCAACTTCACGCTATAACCAGTGCAATAAGCGGCCTGTGCCTTCGTAGGCGCCAAATCGACCCAGCCAGGCAACTCAACCCGAGAGACACCGGCAACGTGCAACTGAGCGTCAATCGCAGAACGCGCTACCTCAACTCCTAACCGGCTACGCGGATTGATCCAGGCCGCCAGCCGGCTTGTCGCTTCGGCCAGACTGGCATCACCTTCTGGCCCTGCGCTGTTCATATGAAGGATGGCGTCAATCCGATAGGGGATAATTTGCGCGCCTTGCACTGTTACCCGATCACCGAGCGGTCGCACATCTTCGTCATTGAGCGCGGCTGCTACCGTTGCCAGCAGCGCCGGCGTAGCCGTCCCGTCTCCCTCTGTACTCAGCACCGTTACGGTAACGCAGGCCGGCGCAGGGCTTTCCGCAGTAGCGTCCCGTACCAATCCTGATGCATTGCGCGCGTGCAGTTTGTAACTGTTACGCGGGCCGGCCGTGGTCAACCCCTCGTAAGACAGCTGTATGCGCTCGCGGAATGAGTCGTCGTCTTCAAGTACTTGCGGCACGGGCGGCACCGCCAGCAGATTCTCAGGCTGGACTACCAGGCGTTTCAGATTGACGTTTGCTCCAAGCTGATCGAGGTCGCCACGTATGGCGTGAGCCAACAGTAGCCCCTTGCAAGCATCGTTAATCCTGGCGCGGTTGCCTACCTTGTTATAGGCCCCGACCTCCAGAACTTTAGTAACCGGATCGCTTTCAAGCGCGGCCGTCCAGTTGTCGCCCATGTAGTCGCGAAACGCCGCCAAGCCCTCGCCGTAAACTTCTTCGAAGTCCAGCGGCTCAAGCACCTCCGGCGCCGGTAAGGCCGACAAGTCCACGATGCTCATACGCTTACCTCCAAGACAAAACTGTCGCCTAGGTACTCGCCGGCAACGAGCATGTTTATTTTCCCATCCAGCAGCGAAAGCGCCTTCACTCGCTCAAGCTTCAGGCGCGGCTCACTACGCCCGAGGGCACGGGCCGCTTCGGCCTGGACAGCGCTTTTCCAGCCAGCATTGATTGGCAAGTCAACGAAACCGCGTAGCTTGCTGCCGTAGTCCGGCCGCTGCCGACGACTACCCAGGGGCGTACTCAGAATGTCGGCGATGGACTGCCGCAAATGCTCGATGCCGGATATGGGTTGCCCGGTGTGGCGATCCATTCCGATCATCTGGCTTAGCCCTCCTGGGCGGCGTATTCGCTATGAGCCTTCAGGAAGGCCACAGCCTCTTTGTCGGACTCCGGCACCACCACCAGGCCCTTGACCACCGGGTAGGTACGATCGGTATCAGGCACCACCAGCGTGCGGGACGTGTAGACCAGATCGCGGAACGTCAGCGACGCTTGCGCGGCCGGGGCTTGTTCTTCGGTTGCGGGCTTCTCGATGATCTTGGCCATGATTTCTCCGGGCATGAAAAAGCCCGCACGCAGCGGGCTGTAGATTGACAAGGTTAATGCTTGTGGTTGGGGGTGTTGCCGAGCGTGTCCATGATCGTACCGAGCCCGTTGATATTGCCCGTAACGAGCAAAGGGCCATCGACTTTGACAGAGCCAATAAGCCCAATATCACCCGCCGTTACGGTAACGGCGCCGTCTGTCACTACGGCCGAAGCACCGCCGACCGATATGGACACGGTGCCGCTAGGAAGCGTGATGCTGTACGTCTTGGCCTTCCAGTCGTAAACCAGCGAACCGCCATCATCAAAACGCCATACCTCTACATGGTCTCGGTTATCCGGCTGCCCACCGGCATTACCGTACAGCCCGGGAATAAACGTGCCCATGCCCGCCTGGCCGCTTGGATTAAACAAAACCCCCTGCTCGCCCAGGCTTGGCGCACGCCAGTGCCGCGCCTTACCGGCCGCCAGGCTATGCCAGCGCACCCAGGCGCTCGTCCATTCGCCATTACTGACACGCACCGCCGGCGCCGCCAGATCCACACCGACCACCACACAGGGCATCAGCATGGCGGCGATCATGCGGTCATGTTCCGCGCTCGCGTAGCTCACGGCAGTTCCTCGGGCGGGAAAAACTCACCTTTCGTGTCGTCGTTGAAACCGAACATAAGTGAGCCAGACGGCTCATCTGGCCAAGGCCAATCTAATTCACCGATTTCAAAAGGCTGAACCCACTGGACCGACCACATGACAAACTGTTCTAGTTCTTGCGTAGGAGCCTCTGGCTGCGCGTGGACTTGCTCCGGCGGGCCGGTGACAAAATCCACATCCCACCATTGATTCTTTAGCACTGTCATCAACTGGCCAGCCAAGATAGCGGCCTGGAGCGATGCCTTGGGCCGGTCTGCCTCAACCAGAATGCAGGATTGGAAACGACCAATGATCGCCGTCTTCCCCTCTCCCCGATCCTGGCCCGGAGCCATATCAGTGATCCCGTACAACAACGCCGGCGTCATAACCTCGGCGCCCAGCTCCGGGAACTGTTCAACATGCACAACCCGGGGCATCTGTTCGCTAATTATGCGAGTGATCGCATCATGTAATATCGTCAGTTCGCTCATTGGATACGCTCAACACCAAGTCGACCATGCCGGAACCATCGGGCTTCAGACGAACAACCTTGTAACGGCCACCGCCCAACAGGGTCGGCAGCTCAATGGTTAAATGATCGCCCTTCTTAACGCCTTGCACGTCAACCACTCGCACAGTCAGGGTGGGCTCTAACACCTCATCGGCATTGATTGCCCCGCCCAGGCGTGCGGCTCCGGTTTTCCCACCGCCGATTTCGGCGCCGACAAAAGGGGAAGCAAACGCACCGAAGACTCCACGACCATCTGCCAGCGTCGCCGGATCGCCCAGGCGGTCAACCGCCAGGGCGTCCATGCGATCAGCCAGGGCCCGAAAGCCACCGGCCATTACTGGATCAACAGCGCTTCAGCGAAACCGCCAGAAGCGTCAGTGAGCAGCTTGCCGAACGGCACAGCGTCCGCAGTGCCATCAGCGACCAACACACCGGCCAACACGCTGACCTTGGCGCCCGCTTTAAGCGCACCGGTGACCGGCAGCACCCAGGATTCCCCCAGGCGGCCGGTAAAGGGCTGGCCTTTTACCGTGTCTTCCAGCGGGATCACCACCAGAGCGTTGATCGCCACAGGTACGCCGGCTTTGGTGCCGCCAGTAGGGGAAACAAAGGTGCAGGACTGGCCGGCACCCGCATAATTCTTAGACATCGCTCAATTCTCCAGAACGCAAAAACAACAAACCCCGCACTAGGCGGGGTTATCAGGGACAGCGGTTTACTTGCCAGCGGCGCTGTAAAGGCCACGGTAGTCGGCAGGCGCTACGCCTGCGTCGATACGCACCTTGCTGGCCACGCCGTCGACGCTGAAGCCGTTTTGCTGCTCCACGTACGGGGTATCAATGCCATTGAGGTAGGCCACTTCGATGGTGTCGCTACCCTGCTTAGCAGCCATGTACCAGGCCGTCGCCGACGCATCATCAAGACGCGGCTCACCGATCACTTTGGCAAAGCCGCGGATCGGGTTGATGATGCCAGAGTTAGCATCAGCGCCAGGAACAGAGGCCGAGTTGATAATTTGGTTGGCCTTGTCTTCCAGGGCCACCGGGGTCAGCACGTAGGCTGGGCGAATGTTCAAGGTGCGAGGCTTGCCACCCTCAACCTGGGTTTTTTGCGAGGCCATTGCAGTTTTACCAGCGATCAAGCTGGCAATGGACAGCTCAGAGGCCGGACCGGCTGCGTTATTTTTGCGCGAAGCATCAAACAACGACTTACCGTCGCGCATCTTCGGCGGACTGGTCAGCACCGCGTAGACCAAATCGCCGATGGTCGCGCGCGCTGCCTGGCCCATCTTGTACGGCACGTCACTCAACAACGACAGATCGTCGTTAATGATCGCCTGACGGGTGATCGAAAACAGCTCGCCGTAGGTGGCCAGCGTGATCGGCTCGCCACGATCACTCAGGGTGATGTGCTTGTACTCTGCGCCCGGCCGCACTTCGCGCAAGCTCGGGAACTCGCCAAGGCCGACCCGCGAAGACGTTTTGAAGTCGCTCAACTGGCCTTTTTTGGTCCAGAGCTGGAACGTCTCGGGGGCTTCTTCCCAGCCGGTCAAAACCGACTTTCCGGCAATATCCAACAGGATTTGCCCGAAGTCGCTGGAGCTGTGAGTGAAGGCCAGGCCGACCATCTGCATCGGATTGAGCGTGGCTACCAGAATGCCGCGCTCGGTCAGCGAGGCGCGCGCCAGTTCGTTCAGGCGCATATGGTTGAGCCCGTTACTGGCTTCGATTTGGGCAATGCCGATACGCGCTTCCAAGGAAGCACGCACCGAATCACCAACCAGATTGCCGTTGGAAATATGACCGTGCAGCCCCGGGATATTGGAAGGCGTGGTCTGCTCACCCAACTTAGCCAACAACTGCGCCCGGGCACTTTCAACAGTGCAGGACATATCAGCTACGCAAGCCTGCAACAGCTCAGCATGAGCCGTCGCAAAACCGCCGAAAGCGGTAGTGATGCCGGTGCGGCGCACGCCTTCCTCGGCAATGACCTGGGCGCGAATCTGATCAGCCGACAAGGAGTTTGCCGGGGCAGGCGCGGGTGCTGGAGCTGGAGCCGGGGCAGGCACTTGGTTACGCGGATTCATCAGGCTGTTAAAAGCTTCTGGCGGCATGTGTTCAAACTCCTGCATGCGTTTCGATTTGAGTTGTGCGGCAGCTACCAGTGGGTCAATCAACTGATCAGCAAAGCCGGCTGCCACCGCCTCGCTGCCATCCATCCATGTTTCATCCCTCAACAGCGCGTGGATTTCTTCCGCGCTCTTGCCGGTCTTGCTGACGTAGGCCTGCACCAACGTTCCTTCAACCTTGTCGAGCAGGTCGGCATAGCGGCGCATGTCGTCCGCGTCACCGCCCTGCGCGCCCCAGGGCTTGTGGATCATCATCATTGCGTTCGTTGGCATGTACACCTTGTCACCCGCCATCGCGATCACGCTGGCCATGGAAGCCGCCAGGCCGTCGATGTACACATCTACGCGGGCCGGGTGGGCTTTGAGCGTGTTGTAAATCGCCATGCCGGCAAACACATCACCACCGGGCGAATGAATACGCAGATTGATTTGTGACACGTCACCACAGGCCGCCAGATCCTGGGCGAACTGCTTGGCGGTGATGCCCCACCCGCCGATCTCGTCATACAGCAGAATCTCAACACTGCCGCGCGCCATGGCGCGCATCGAGTACCAACTTTCCACTGGCTGGTTCGCCGCTGTAATCGCGGATGAAACCGACGACTGAACCGACGCCCTGGGCATCGTCAGGGGCGGCGCTTCACGCTTTCTCTTTTTCGTTTGATAGGTCTGCATTGACGGTCACTTTCCCGTAGAACTTGTGATAGGCGTCAGAGCTGAACACCAGCCCTTTCGCCCGGTTGCTTTCGATTTCCGCCTGACGCGAACGCTTAAGCTCTTGCGGGTTTCGCCCACGCGCTCGCGCCACTTCGGCCTCATCGGCAAAACCGCCCTGTACCAGCGCATCCCAGGCGTTCGCCTCATGCACCGGGTTAATCCAGGGCATCACCGGCCCCTGATAAACCGCGCTGTACACCGATTCCATGTTTACGTCGCCAGGCGGCACAAGTACGCCGCTGACCAACGCCATTTCGACAAAAGCCCGGTAAACCTTGCGCGACCAGTAGTCGATGAATTCGTGCTGCAGCAGGTCATAACCCAGTTGCGACTCCACCAGCTCCTGGCGCTGGGCCGAGTACGTGCCTGTGTAACTGCGCGTCGCCGTGGAGTAGCCAATGCGCGTACCGGCCGCAACCGCACGCAACTGACCGTTGCGGAAACTCTCCACAAACTGGCTGGGCCGGTTGCTTTCGATCATCCCCACGTCTTCGCCGGGCAGCAGTCCGTCAAACACCATGCCTGGGGCAATCGGAATGCTTCGGGCACCGGTGGCCTGGCCATCCTTGCCGGCGGTCGTAGGTGCAACCACATAGTCGTCGGTTGAGCCCTTCTTGATGAACATCGCCAGGGCTGCGCTGATACGGGCGGCAACGCGCTCGCTTTCTTCGTAGTCCTTGATATCCGCCAAGCGCGTCAACACGGCGTGCAACAGGGGCTGGCCACGGTTCTGCCCGATCCGCTTGCGGTATGCGATGTGTAGCATCCGATCCGCCGGCACAAACTTGCTATCCACCGACATGCTGAAACCCAAGGCGCTGCCAGGGTGCCGCTTCAGCAGGTTGTAGCCGACGACGCGGCGCCAAGCGTCGCGTGTGATGCCCTGGCAAATCCCTTTAGATTCGTCGTTGTAGCTCCAGGGCAGATAGTCCGGCTCCAGCAACTCCAAGGTGAAGGGCACTTTGTGCAGGTGCTTGAAGTTGGCCACCTTGCCAAACAAAAGCTGGGCCAGCGCTTCTCCGTCGCGCAGCCAAGTACGGCACACCAGACGCTCCATTTGTGCCCGGGTTAACTCCCCCGATGTTTCGGGCCGCAACGACCACTCGGCCCACAGGTCTTTAATCTGCGCCGCGAACGCCAGGTGAATATTGCCGGCATGATCCAGGGGCAACGGCTCCACCGCGATCCCAGCACCACCCACCACACGCTCCTCCAGCCGGTCAAAAACCCCCGTCACTAGGTCGTGGTCTTCGTCCAGCTTTCGAGCCTGGCCGCGCAACGATTCCGCGTCACGCTGCAATGAGCTGTCAGCGCTTCGCGTTTGTCGCTTCGCTTTGTGTGTACGCGTGACCTCGGCAGCCTCAAACGCTTGGATCCCACTCCTGGCCGCCAGGCGCTTCAATCCCGCGCCAGGACTAACCGCCGCAATGCAGCGGTCAAGAAAGTTCAACGAAAGTCAGCCAGGGCATAGCCCGGACTGCCTTGCGCGGCGGCACGCTGGGCGTTAACCCGGCGCTCCCATTCGCGTCGACCTGCTTGGATTTGTGGCAGCTCGGCCATGGTGTGGGTGCGACCATTAAAAATGGTCGTTTTGCCCAGCAGAATGGCGGCCTCTGCCTCCAGATACTTGTCTAGCATCTCCTGCGCGTTTATAGCCATCCGTTACTTTCCACGTTATGCCAGTCGCCAGGGGCGTCGGCTTGAGTTGATGGGGGCTCAGGCCGCGCCGACTCAATCGGCGGCTCTGATTCTTCTGGCTCATTCACGTCGGGCACTTCCGGCACCTCCCAAGCGCCCGTGGCCGGCACGAACTGTGCCTCTAAGGCCAACTGTTCCAGATCCAGGCCGAAGCGCTCCTGACTGATCCGCAGGGCGGCCAGCGCATACACAAAACAGTCGAGGGCTTCGTTTCGACGGCGGCCGCTGGTCCATCGCTGAACCCGGCGGCCTTTTGAGACCACCCATTCTTTGCGCTCGCTGGTCAGCTGCTTCATTTCGTCTTCGTCACACACCAGCTCGTTGAGGGGCAGGTGGATGCACTCAGGTACCGGACGGTCGCCGTCCGGCTCGATTTTCAAGCGGCTGTAGATCAGCTCCTTGGCGTTGTCCGTGCCTACCTCAGTGAGGTAAACCCGGTCGCCCTTGGTCTTTTTCTTCGGGAAGGTGGCAATCTTCTTGCCGTAAGTCGCAGCGCCGAACACCGGGATAACCCAGGTGACGCCATGCTTTTTACTTTCCTTGCGAACTTCGTCCGAGTAGTGACCACCGGAGTCCCAGCACCAGCGCTCTACACGCATCAGCGTGCCGTCTTCCCGGGTGAACTGGCGGCGTATTTCCTGGCCCACTTTTTTGCGCAGTTCAACGCTTGCGGGGTCACCGGTCAGTACCCAACGGTGAACCAACCACGCTTCCTCACCGGCGCCAAAGGCCCAAACACGGCCTTCATAACGGTCATCCTGCGTGTCAATCCCGCCGAACAGCGCGACACCCCGGGCGGGCACTTTCAGGTAGTTGCTACGTCGTTTGGCCAGGACTTCCCATTCCAGTTTCTCGCCTTGGTCTTCTTCCCAAGCTTCGCCCAGGGTGGTGTTGATAAAGGTCTTGAGCTTGCCCCGATCCTTGCCGACTTTCAGCCAGTCAGCGACTACCTGGGCCCAGGTGACGAACTCCGAATAAGCGGTCCAAATATGAAACGTGACCGAATTAGGCGTCCTGATTGGCTCGTCATCAGCTGAAAACCATGCCATACCGTCACGCGTCCAGATCCCCAACCGCTCACAGATGTAACGACCGCTTACCGAAGCAATGATCATTTCGTGGTATTCGAAAGTGCAGCCGTTGCCGGACTCACACAGATACCAGGCTTTTTCTACTTGGCCATAGCCATCCAGACGCCAGCGCATGCCATAGGGTTTATCCAGCCCGCCCCACTTCAAATACTGCTCGGTACCGCAGCAAGGGCATTTAATATGAAAGCGCAGCAAATGCGGCGACTCGTCGGCCGCACGGCTGATTTGGCAGCCCTCTCCCACTGACTCGTCGTCCTCGCCGCCGGCAACGATCACCCCAGGCGTGGAGCCACGGATTGACTTAGGGAATGTGGCACCCTCCAACCGCTTATCGCCCAAGGTCGTCGGCGCGCCCTCACCCTCAATGTCCGGGTCGAATTTCGACAGCTCGTCGTAAATGACCTCATCCGCGCTTTTCTCGCGGTAGTTTTGCGCCGCCGTGCCGCCAAGACACCAAAGCATTTTCCCGTTATCAAAGCGCTTTTCGTCCAGCGTGCTATCCCGGTGCTTACGGCCGATCCACGGCGCAAGCGCACGCACCAGGGGCACGTCACGAATCATCGTTTCAACGTGCCGCTTCATCATGGTGTCAGAGGCTTTATCCGTAGGGCACCACGACAGGACATTGCGTTTTTTGTGCTGGATTTTGTAGCCCTTGTTGGCCACCAGCATTTTGGTATAACCAACCCGGGCCGACTTCAGCACGTTGACCACGCAAATCAGGTCGTTGCCCATCGCGTTCATAATCGCGATTTGAAACGATGCGGTCTTCCAGCGGCCTTCCTGATACGACGACTCGGAGGACAAATAGAAAAACTTGTCTGCCCATTCCACCAATGTTAACGGCGGCTCTTTGTACAGCCCTTTCAGCCCCTTTCGGGCACTCTCAATCAGCGACCTCATCCAAGGCGGCGTAAAATTCATTTAGCAACTCCGGCAAGGCTTCGGCCAAGTCGGCCGCTTCGTTACGCGTAACGGCCACCTCGTGCTGAATGGCCTCAAGGAATCGCACCTCAATGTCGGGCTGTTTGCGCTTGACCTTGACGTGGACGGTATCCAGTGCAGAGCCGAGCATTGAACACAGGCGCACGATGGCGAACATGCAAAAGTCCACCGGCACCAGCTGCCGCTCCTTCACTCGATTGCGCAATTCCTGGGCGTCAGCTTGTGCCCGCGTCAGTCGCAATCGTTCCTGCTGAATCTTGTATTCAATGAGCGGATCAATCGGCTCGCCGGCATCGTCAACAGGTTGGTTCTTTCCCCCTTGCTTTTTCAAACGGTTATCGAGGACTGAACGGGCGTCGTAAAACGACTCCCGCCCGATTCGCTCGACTGGCTGAACGCCCCATTTGTCAAAGGCCTGAACGGAAATACCGAGGCTCGCCGCCATGCGCGACTTGTTGAGCCACCCGGGCTTTTGGGCTATCGACTTGGTTGCCATGACGTAACAACAACCTCAGATTGAAAAAGGGTCATATATAGCGAAAGGGCGGGGCCCGAATTACCCCCTTAGGGGGTGGGGGCCCGGGAGTACCTTCTGTTTTTCGTCCCGGCCACCCTGTCAAGCGAAAAAGGCGAGAAAGACGACGAAAAGGCCACTTTTTTCCCCTTTTCGGCTGAATGACACGCATCACCGCGCACTGCCCAGCGCCTGAGCCCAGGCGGCGGCGAACTCTTCTTCTCGATTGGCCTTCACGATGTTCTCGGCGATCTTGAAGAACGGGAATATGGTGCGGTATCGCGGGGCCGAGTCAGCGAAGATGAACACCGGCCGCACTGCATCACCCATGCCCATAGACTTGCGCTCCCAAACACCTTGCGTACCGTCGACATCGCCAGAGAAGAAGCGATGGGCGTTGCCCTTGCGACGACTTCGGGCGCTGCCACTGGCATTGGCCTGATAGCCCCGCGCTGACTCCGCAGCACCCAGGCCCGACAGGATCTTCAGCATCGTGCCGCGCGAAACGTTGCCGTACTGATTCATGAAAGCCGTGGTAGGCACAGCGTATTGGCCGCTGCGCATGATGCCGCGCGCAATAAGCGACTTCTCGAAACGCTTATGGGGCCGCACTCCACCGCTTACCGCCTGCTGTAGGTATGTATCGGCTGGCACACCGGATGCCCACGAGTCCTTGAAATAGACTTCAGCGGCTCGCTGCTTGGTGGCCATCTTCACAAACAGGCTGTTCAGCGTGGTCGGGGTCGGCCGATCCAGGCGCTTCTGCATCACCGTGATGGTGCCTTTCTTGACCCGCTGGGCAAGCCTGGTCGCGGTCAGTGCCGCCACGAAAGGAAGGTGCTTTTTCTCCAACTCCAGCATGCCCGCAGTGACCGGGGCGGAATCCAACCCTAGATCGATCTTGAACATGCGGGCACCTATCGAATGATTGAGCCGGTTACGTTTCCGGCGCCTGGGCTATGCGTAACGGCCGGCACAGCGCAGGCCTCAGATTCTCGACAGCCAAAGTTCGCCGTCACGCCGAAAGCCAGCAGGACGATCAACAACCTCACAAACGGACTAAGAACCATCATCCCAAGTCCGCCCTTTTCTCAGCCCAGCGCTTACCGAACTGGCGCACGTACTCAATGCCGAGCGCACCAACAAAGCCCGATGTGGCCAGGGCCCAGCCGTAGCTGAAATTGAATTCACGCACCGTCAGGCCGACCGAAAGCACGATCAGCGAGCCAATCGAAGCCTCCAGAAACTTGCGGCTTGTACTGGTCTCTTTGCCGTCGTACTGAATCCGCAGCCAGGCCAGGACGAACGCCAAACCCATCGCCAGGCCGTTCTCTTTCAAGGCCATCAGCAGCAGGAACCAAAACGAAGGATCTTTATCGGGAGTGAGCATTTTTGGCATCTCGTTTTCTCCCGAAGTCCCGGGGAATAGGCATAAAAAAACCCCCGACCTGTGAGGGCCGGGGGCTGAATGAACTGTGTCGCATGGGCATCGTGGCCGGAACAACACCACAATGCCGTGAAAGATAGGGAAAGCTGCCAACCCTGTCAAGCATTGCGTGTAAATTAACACTAATCGTGTAAAACCCGCGCACTGTCAACCCTTGGATTTTTGACTGCGCCTCACAGCTCCAGGGCGATCTCTGAGCGTGCCAGAAGGCACCGCGATTCACCCGCCCAAGTGCCGCCGCAACCCCGTGGCAAAGCCTTCTGGCAGTTTTTGCAGGTGCGCCCATCCAATTTGCTGCGCTGCTTTCCCAGCAACCGGTTGTCGTTTCGCAAGAGCGTCAAAAGGTACTCGGTTGCGGTATACGGAATCCCTTTAGAGCCCCGCGCTGCCTGGCCTTCAGCCAACATTGCCCGCTCAGCTGGGCCCATTTTCAGTTCGAACACCTCAACACCGGCCGCTTTTTCGCGTTCGCGCTGCTCGCGTTTGCGCTGTGCCTCGGGGCTCAGTTCGTTTTCATCGTCGCTGTGACCCGTCACAGGCCAAGGCACGGGAATTTCAACGCGGCCGTGGTTCATGCCATCGCCGCCGAACTTCGCTTGTTCGGTCATATTTAAAATCCTCTTATATGATTAATTTTGCTTTGGGGCTCTAAGCCAGCCAGCCCGCAGGGTCCACGGCAGTGGGCTTAACGGCGCGTCTTGCTCCTGTCTTGTCCTGCAACGCGTCAAAACCCTGCGCGTTGAGCCATTCGTGCCAGCGCTCCAGGGCGTCGCGCTTAATGTCCTCGCCTCGGTCTTGAAAGTAGGTCGCCTCCAAATCGGTCAGGGAGTGGTTGAGCAGCAGCTTGACCACCAGGCTATCCACACGGAACTTGGCCCAGCAGGTACGCGCCAGTTTGCGCAGGTCGTGACTAGTCCATTCGCCGGCGCCGTAGCGGGTGAAGACGGCAAACGCCTGGCTACGCGACATAGGCCGGCCGGAGTGAGTGGCAGACGGGAACAGATAGGCCCCGTCATACCCCCTCGCCTTCTGGTTTTCTCGGTATCGGTCAAGGAAGGCCACAGCGGCAGGTGTCAGCGGCAACAGATGGTCGCGTTTCGACTTGGTATCAGCCCCAGGAATAAACCACTCCCCTTCCTGTAGGTGGACGTTTTTCCACTTGGCCAGGCGGGTTTCGGTGATCCGCGTGCCATGGGCCAGCATCAGCACCATTAAGGCAATGCCGGCCGGTTCAGCCTGGAATGCCTCAGCCCAATCAGACAGCAGATCCACAACGACCACATGACGAAGGCGTGCACCCTTGGGCCGGATCTTGACCTTAGTAAAGTTGCCGAAGGTCACACCGGCCATGGGATTGACGGTGATTTTCTTGAGGGTCAAGGCCCGCCCAAAAATCACCTTCAACACGTCCAGCGCCGATTTCACGTAGCCCAGGCTGTACTCTTCCTGCATGTGCCAGACTAAATGCCGGTCGAGGGTGTCACGGTTGAGTTTGCACAGCGGTAGCGCGTCCAGGGCGGGCAACAAGTGGCGATTGATCACCGACATCGAGGACGAGCGCCGATCCTTAGATAGCCCTCTATCGACCTTCAGCCGGTCGACGTACCAGCGCAGCACCTGGCCAACTGATTCCCAGCCATCCACCGTGGCCACGGCCGCCGGGTCAGCCATCAAACGCGCCATTACCGTCGGCAAGCTCTCAAGCATCAGCTTGGCAGGCACTTCGGGCCAGTTGGCCGCCTTCCTCCACTTGCCACCCTTGTCATAGCGGATCAGGTGCCAGCTGCCTTTACTGCGGTCGTTACGGTAACGAAAGCGCAGCGGATGCCTGGGATCGTTCAGCTCGCTTATGGAAAGGTCGGCCGCATGCCTCCTAATAGCGGAATCGGATAGCGGGACAGTGAGGGTTTTAGCCATGGTGCGGGCCTCAGTAGCGCGCGACGTGGTGCCAGCGCGCGTATTGTCTTTTTTCAGGCAAAGCACGGCCGTGACAGGGCGATGCCTCGCAAAAATTAGGTGTGGTTTACGTGGTACCGAACAGCGGACGCGTTGCGCGCCCGGCCTTATTGAGGCGATAGCTTCCCTGTGAAGCGTTCGCGCCAGGTCAAGCGGCGCAACAAGCGCTCACGGTCGCAAATTTCAACAACCTGATAAGCGCAGCGGTCGAACGCCGCATCGCGCTGCTGCTTGAGCCAACACGCCTCTTTCTGCGCTTCGATCAAATCCAAGGCCTTCAGCTCATGCACGTCAAACCCTTTACTTTCGACGTGCCAACCATGGATAACAGCGATAAACCGGCTCATGCGCTCACCTCGGGCAAGCCGGCATGCCACCAGCGAGTGGCGTGGCCAGTTAAGGGTTTTGCGAACATAAGGCAATGCACCCCAGGCGCACCCCAGCCCCCGGCGAACTGGAAACCGTCCAGATCCACCCGGGCGCCGATCCTTTCACGCTCTCCCACTTGCAGCGCAGCCGGCAGCGGCCCACGCACAACCTCTACATGGATCGCAAAACCCAGGGCGGCACCGACTGCATAAGCATCAGCCCCGTGGAACCCAGCAAAAAGCGGATGAATATCCATCATGTCCCCAGCGCTGTTTCAATGATTGTTTTGGCTTCGGCCAGCCGGCGGCGGTAAGTGCGTAAACTGATACCCAGGGCCAGCGCCTTTTCGAATTGCCCCATGCCGCGCGGGTCGTAATCGACAATGCGGCGCCGGCTCGCCACGTGCCACCAGGCCGCGCAGCACTCAAGGCGCAACACATCCGCACGCATGGGGTCGGCTGCAAACATCCTCATCACCGCCGCCTCGACCACCACTTCCAGGCTGTCAGCTGGACCGCCAGAGGCGCCGCCACTGCCGCCAAAGATCAATTCGCCCTTGTTGTCGATCAGCTTGGCCAGCATGGTTTTACCGGTCCCCCGCTGGGCGTCTGGTACAGACCAGCGCGCCCATAGTTCCAGGGCGCCGGCTACGTCGCGCTTTGCCATGCCTCCCCCTTTAGCCCCCGAACTCAGGCGCTATTTTGTAGCCGTTACGGTGGCCCTGTTTGCAAGCCGGAAATTTGAGCCCACTGGTGCAGATCATCTGCCCCAGGATGCAGTCAGACCGCACACAGGCCCCACAACCGAGCGAGCGCATTTGTTGCGCTTCGACAATCTTTGCAGGGTCGCCATAGGCATAACCGGGCAGCGCACGACTAACCGGCCTAGTCACGGGCCAGCTCCTTCAGGACGGCACGCACGGAGGGGCTATTGGCCAAGCCCGACAGGCGCGCCAGGATCAGCTCAGACAGGGCTTCCAGCGGCTCGCGCACATGACGGAAACCCGCCTGACCATCCGTGACCATCACGTCGCCTTGGCGAATGCTCACTGAACCGGAAGGGCGGCTATAGAGGTGCCAGACTACGCCGCCACGGTCGCGGACCTCCTGCGCCTCCTGCTCAGTCAGGCAATGCGCGATTACCATGCCCTGCACCGGCCAAGGCTCGCCCAAAGGCTCGTCAGCGCCGCCCAAGAAGTTGCGCAGCACCTCAAGGCGACGAAGGCCGTAGTCAGCGCTCGGTGTCGCCTGGGCATAGGCGGCAAACTGCCCTTTGCCCGAAGTGACAAGACGGTCAGCAATGTCGACACGCTCACTTGGAGTGCCGCCAGATAATGCAATCAGTAACAAGGAATTCCCCTTTTGACGCGCCTTCAGCGGCGGGCCAGTTCTAATTTTTCTTTTCGCACAGTCATCAAAAGGGAATGCAGGCAAGCCGGAGCGAACCCCCTACCCGCCTTAACTGCCAGCTCTATGGCGGCATTCATTTCTTCAATCGTCACGTTCGTGGCACACCATCGACGGAACAAAGCCTGATTATCTGGGTCTGTTCCGTGCTGGTCCGGCATGCTCAGCTCAGACGTAAACCAGGCACACCACTGGCCAGCCGTTTTGGGCATGTCGAGCGCAGGCAAGAACTCCGCGAAGTCTGTCAGCGTTACGCGTAACGGCGAGTCAGGTTCATCGCCGCGCGCTTGGGAAAGCCAGCCGTCATTGCTCAAGTAATCCAGCAACACAGCGGCATTAAGCGGGCCGGCTTGCAACGCGTCGGCCCACTTGCTAACGGGCAGCTCGATCACGCCCTTGTCGCGCAACGGACTGGCCGCGAACAACTCCAGCAACTTGACCAGGCGAGCGAAGCCCGCCAGGCCAAAGCGCTGCTCTACCTTCAACACTACAGGGCGAGCGGAGAAGCCAGCAGGCAGATTAATTGCCGGCATTGGTCGCGTCCGGGAACAGGTTTTTTGCAAACGGGGTGTAGATGCCGTTCCAGTCCACCAACCCCTTGGACTTTAGAACGATGTTTACCCCGGCAGCAAAAGACGGGATGCGCTCCCGGCGATACCAAGAGGACACGGTGCGTGTCTTTTCGCCAAGTAGAGCGGCGACGGTGCACAGACCAGCCTGGCCTAACTTGCCTTCTGGCCCGGCAGCACCGACGATTTCAATCCACTTGTTTAGTTCCACGAATAGACGCCTATTTACACGATTGGTGTAAGTCTATTTCGACTCTATCCCATTTCTCAAGCTTTTTTTGCCGTCTTCTACACTTAAAGTGTATATTTCCTCCGATAGAAGCTAGTATTAAACAATTGCCAAGGCGTGAAACCTCACGGCGCCCTTTGAGAGATTGCGCATGTCTGATTTGATAACTGTTGTGTCCCAGCGGCTTAAAGATTGTCGCCAGGCCACGGGCTGGACCCTTGAGGAAACAGCCAAACGGCTGACGGATTTATCGGGCAAGCCTATGACCTATTCCCGATATTCAAACTGGGAGCTTGGGCTGCGCATGCCGCCAACGGATCAAGTTGTTTTGCTCGCCAAGCTGTTCGGTAAAACGCCTGCCTGGCTTCAGGGCTACACGGACAACGACAGCTTGAGCGCGGTTACATCCAACTACGTGACAGCCAATCCGCCGAATATCGCTACAAAAAACGGCTTGCTGATCGTCCCGCAAGTCACAGATAACACGGCTTTCAGCCTGGGTTACATCGAAAGCCGCGGACTCAACCGCAACAAACTACTTTGCATTAAGCAGATTGACAGCAGCATGGCGCCGCTAATTGCTGAAGGTGATGAAGTACTGCTTGACGGCGACCAAGTGACGGTAAGGGGAGCCGATTTGTTCGGCATCGTAGTGTCGGGAACGGTCTGGATTCGCTGGATATGCCCCGAACTCAATAACACCTTTACCCTTAAAGCTTCAGACACGCAGCAATACCCTGATAGCAAAATGACACGTGAAGAGCTGGAACAGCTGGATATAGTGGGCCGTGTGGTACGTATATCCCACGACAGGTAGTAAAATAGCCCTTGGTAAAAGGGCTTTTTTATTGCTGCGATTTACACTTTACGTGTAACATGCCACGCAATTCAGGAACGACAGGTTACTCCCATGCAAGGCAGCGTAATTTCCCCCCTCAAAGATCAACCACCAGCGCATCCAAACGGCGCAATAGGTGCGCAACAGCGCCGCGTGGTGGCCATGAAAGAAGTGTATTCCCTAACCGGAAGCATGCAAAAAATGGCCTTATATTCGATTGACCAAAACCACGTCACCGTTGAAACCATGGAAGAAATGGCCGACCTACTCGGCCTTCTCCGTCGCCAGCTGGGCGCACTCCAACTCGACCTGTCTAGCCACTGAACACCGCCCTCCCCTTTTCGCAAGGACGCGTCTCCCATGAATGCCTGTGTTCAAATCCACGGCGACGAAGTGATTGGTTATCCCGGCCAGAACCTGACAGATAGAGAACTGTTTGTTCTGGTCAAAACAGCCGAGGGCTTTCCTACTCCGACCATTGCTGAAGAATTGCAGCTTGACGACATTGGCATGCGAATGGTCGAGCGCAACATACTGAGCAAGCTGGGCGCCAAGAACAAAGCACACATGATCACGCGCGGCTTCACCCTGGGCGTACTGATCCCCCAGGCGCTTTGTCTCATGCTGTGCCTAATGGCCGTCTTGGAAGTCGACACAGACATGAACCGCACTCGCTCCCAGCGCCGTAGCCGCACTCTTACCGAAAACTCGCGCAGCGTGCGCACCTCCCCGGCTTCGGCCGGCGGCCCTCCCTCACGCCAAACCCTTTACGTCTGATCCGTTCGTTAATTCGTTATTTCGTTAAATCGTTATCTTCTTGATCCTTGGCGTAACCCGTCCTATACTCGCCTGCGTTAACGAATTAACGAAATAACGAATTAACGCGAATAAGGATTTCTCACCGTGGCATTACGAATTGGCTTTGCATCACAGAAGGGTGGCCCTGGCAAATCCACCGACGCACGCGGCACCGCCGTGGGACTCGCGCAGAATGGATGGGCTGTAAAAATTGCTGACTTCGACCTTAACCAGTCCACCAGCGCGCTCTGGAACGTACGCCGAATGAAGCGCGGCCACTCACCAGAAATTTCAGTCGAACAGTTCGGCGGCATGGCTCAAGCCCTGGCGAAGTCGGGCGACTATGACGCGATCATTTTTGACGGCGCGCCACGTGCAAGTAAGGACACGGCCGCGATGGCTGAAGCCTGCGATTTGTTGGTTATCCCTACCGGCTTATCCCTGGACGATCTTGAGCCCGCTGTATCGCTGGCAGATGCCTTGCATTTTAAACATGCCATTCCGGTTGAACGTATCGCCTTCGCGCTTAATCAAGTAGGTGACAGTCAGGCAGAACTGGATGAAGCGCGCGACTACTTGGGCGGAAAGCCTTATCACGTTCTCGGTGGCCACCTACCCAAAAAGGTCAGCTATAGCCGCGCTATGGACGTAGGACTTTCTGTTATCGAGGTGTCACATAAAGGGCTGCGTACTCAAGCGGAGCAGCTAATAAGCGCGATCATCGCACGCGCAACTGAGCTACAATCCAAATAACGAATTGACGAATTAACGATTACAAAGGAAGGTCAATATGACTGTTGTCGCACCTAAGCCGCCACGTAGAACATCTACTAAGGGCACCGCCCCAGCGGCACCACTGCCCGCTGAAACATCGTTAAAAGCTGGCCACACACACCAGGCGGGGCCGGATGATTTGGTGACGGCCAACTTCAAGGTCGACGCGCAGTTCAAGCACGAAGTTAGGATGTTTGCCGCCATGCACAAAATGAGCATGGTGGATGTATTCCGTCAGGGCTTCGCCTTACTCAAGGCATCCAAGGGCGAATAGCCCTCGCCAGTGCCAACATCAAGCTCTGCACCTGGCGGGGATTTTTTTTGGCAAAAAAAACCGCCCTGGCCGAAGCCAGAACGGTTTTTCCCTCAGTTCAAACCCTTACAGCAGTTCGTCCCAATGGTCCCGCAGAAGTTCATAGAGACGATAAGCCCCCAATCCGTTCCGAACGAGACCCCAAGCACGCTTAATTAACTTAAACATACTTTTGGCCCTCCGTAGGTTGGGCCAAACCTCCAACAGCTTATCCGGCTTACCGCTGTCTTCGGGAGTACACGCGAATGTATCCACTAAGGCGGCCGAGTGTGAACCCCTCAGCAACACCGGTACGGCTCTCACCCCGTCTTGAAGGGCATAGGAAACTGTTTCTGCACCGGCCACACCTAGCGAACACCTCACCTGTAGAGGTCTCGTCTGAGGGCATAGTAGCGCACTTTTGCGCGTGCGAAATGCCCATCAGCCTGGATTTATCGGGCAACCTGGCGCACCGCGAATAATGGCCCTGAGCAATTTTATAAAACGTTAATTTCCTTGGGCTGTGCCTCCCTTCATCGGTGCGCGGCAAACGCCTTGGCGGCGCACCAGGCGACGAATAACGCGCTTTGCCGGTATTTCTGCAATTGCACACTTGCACAAGCTTGCGTAATATGAATCCCACGCGAATGTATCCACTGAGGTAAAGCAAGCACTGGCCTCACCAGCGCCTGCAACGAAAAAACCGCCTACTCATGGCGGTTTTTTTTCGTCTATACAAATCACACATCCGAGGAAGCCCGATGCTGATCACCCTGGACCTGTCGCCGTTTGAGCTGCAAACCCTGCAGGATTTTCGCAAGTACTACGCGCAATCCCAGCGCACACCATCGAGCGCGCCGGAATTGGAATTGACCCAGCTCTACAGCGCGCTTAGCACCTCGGCGCAGATCCTGGCCGAAGCCCTGGACAAAGCGGCCCACAAACAAGGCGTGTGACCGGTCACAGCTCCACGCTAAAGCTGGTGATCCCCACCTTGTCGGCAAACTTCACCACGGCTTTTAAGCTGGTCCATATCCGCAGGGGCTCGCGCCGGCTGCGCACAGGCACCAGGCGCGCCGTGGGGCCGCCCAGGCGCACGGAAAGCGTCCACTGCGCGTTATCCCCTTTGACCCGGCCGACCACCACGTCACGGATCGCGTGCTGGGCCACCAGGTGCGCCAGGGAATCTAACTGTATCGCCTCACCGATCATTCTTTCAGCGCCTCCAGGCGCGCCGTGGCGACGTTATCGACGTGGACATACAGCGCCTCAATCGTCGTGTCGTTGAGTGCCCCGGCCGCCTCCAGGCCCTCGATTAGACTTTGCGCACGGTCGACCCATATCTGCACGATGCGACTGTTTTCGGCGCGCTCGATGCAGGCCAGGTGCTGTTCTACACACTTGTGCGGCTTGGGCGGCAGCACGATCCCGCCCAGCGGGTCGATTAGGCTCATGCCGGCACCGCCGGCAGGTCGACCAGCAGGTCGCGTAATTCAATCCAGGGGTGTTGGGCAAACTCGGTGGCCAAGGGGCAGCCGTCGACGTGGATGAACGGCGCGCGCGCGTCCTGGGCGAGTTGTTCGGCCAGGCAGCCTGGGCAGGTCACTTGCAGGCCGTCCAGCACCCAACGCTCCCCCCAAAATTCCAGGGCTTCCTGCAAGCGGTAGCGGGCCGCGTTACTGTCACGCGCGCTCATTACAGCCACCCAGCGGCGCGGCCGTTATCTAGGCGCTGGCTCAGGGTGCGCGCCTGTTCAGTCGTCAAGGCCTCGGCCACCATCAAGCCCCACAAGAAGCCGCGCAGCTGGTTTTGTGTGCGCAGCATGCCGGCATGCGTGAGGGCTTCATCGCGCAGCCCCTCAACCGTGGGCCGTAAATGCGGCAAGGCCCCGGCAGGATCAGCCTGGGCGATCAGGTCATCAAAATACTGATTGGCGGCCTCAATGGCGGCCGGGTCGGTCAGGGGTTCGTACATGCGTGGATTCCTTTTCGCGTGAGGGGGTGATAGTGCGTAAAACCAGTCTAGGGGGGTGCGGTGCGCCAGTCTATGGGGGATTGGTTGCCGTGGGCCTAAAAAAAGGCCCCCACACCTGGCCTGGGTGTGGGGGCCTTTTTTACATAAGTGGCGTTATTCGTAAGGCGGGTTACTCGCCATGGGCAGCGTTCAACAGCATATGCACGTCCCTGGCCAGGTCGCGGCACAGATCGTTGTACGCTTCGCGGGCGGCTTCGGCGCGCTCAAGGGCCAGATTCCAGCCTTCCTTGTCGGCCTTGTCCTGTGCGCGCAAGGCCTCCTCAGCGGCAAACCACGCGCGCTTTGCGGACTGGGCGGCCTCACTGCCGGGCCTAAGTGTTTCCATGTCGATAACTGGCATGGCGGGGGCTCCTTTCTGCTCAGTTCACGTCAGGTTGATTGAGTTCTGCGCTCAGCTGTTCTTCCACACCCCACTCATAGGCCGCCTGGGCTTGCTCGGCCAGATCGACCAACCCGGCGTCATCGATCACGCCACGGGCGTGCAGAACGCCGGCCAGCTCGTCCAGGGCGAACTGGTGCGCCTCGGGAGACTGGATTAAGGCGGCTTTGTTGTCGTAGAGCGCCTGCCAATCGGCCAGGCTTGCAGCGGCGGTAGGTGTTTTCATAGCGGCGATTCCTGTCAGTCGTAGATGGTCGAATGGCTGGGCCAACCTCGGTCACGCAGCGCGCACATCGGGCAGCCCATAGCTGGGTCGTCAATCCAGCCTCCCCAGGCCGACCGCCCGGTTGTATTGCAACACTCACAAGGCCGGCATTCCTGTACGCAGCTATGCAGGCGCTCGGCACGCACCTGGGCATCCGCCCAACTATCGCCAGGCTTGGCCAAGGCCGCAACCTGGGCCCGGCTCAGCACCGGCCCCCCAAAGAACATATGCATATTTTTCACTGATCATCCTGCCGGCGATTCGCCGCCTTTCCAGATCGTTACGCGTAACGGCAGGCACTAGGCCGCTTCCAGTACCAGCGATATGCGCCGGCCAAGCAACGCCAGTGCGCGCTCCACCTGTTCGATTTTCGAGGCGTGCAGGAAGTCCACCAGCCTCTCCGCGACTTGCCGCGATATACCCATACGGCGGGCCAGCTCGGCGCGGTTGACACCTTCGTCAACCATGGCATTCCACAGCATAATTTTCGCCACCGTCAGCGCAGGCAAGCGCAGCACCAAAGCCGGGTCAGAGGGCTCCGAGGCGCGCGGGATCGCGCGGCGCTGCTCGACGTACAGCGACAGGGCCGACTCAAAGCCATCCTGGGCCTCGGCAAAGGCTTCGGCCAGGGTGTCGCCGGACGCGTTCATTTCAGGAATATCAGGGCACGACAGCCATACGCCAGTGGCTTCGTGGTGCAACTCCAGAGGGTACTGATACATACGGCTCACCTTCAAAGGGTACAGCTAAGCCTCAATCCTTGAGGCCCAGCTGTTTGATAATGGTTTTGCGTAACCCTTCGTGCATTTCCTTGCTGCCATGGTCCGCAAAGATGGTTGATTTGCCATTCAAGTAAACCTTGAAGTGACTGCCCTTGGCGCTCTTGAACTCTGCGCCTTGGGCCAACAACCAACGCCGAAACTCGCTGCACTTCATTGCTTCAGTCCTTGCCGTTTCGGTATGGCCATTATTGCATCACATATGATGCTTACGCAACACTTATGCTGCCTTTTTATTCTTCGCCGGGTAATTTGCGGTAATCCGTCGACACGCCGGCAGCGCGCAACCGATCCTCCCATGTTTTGATAGCGCTATGAGCCTTGTTGCGCTCGCTTTCTAACAGCGCGTTTTCTTTCTTAAGCGCCGTAATTTGCCTTTCAAATTGCGCGTAAATGGCCTTGTGTGTCTGCTCATGACTCCATGCTTGCCGCTTTTCATCAGGGGGGAAGTCCGTTTTCTGGCCATAAGTCTTATGCACACTCAGGCGAACGTACAAATCTCGCAAGTTGGTCTTGGGGTATTCATTAGAAGGGCCTCGATAGGCCGCAAACTCGAAAAAGTCTAAAGCACTGGTCAGGTATGTACGGTCACGCTGGGTAAGCACAAAAGCTCGCGGGTCCGCGTTGGGATCGCCTGCCTGTTTGGCCGCCCGCAGCTGCTCAATCACCTGACGCTCAGACTCACAAAGCAACAGCGACTGCATGCCCTTTTGCTCTTTCAGAGCGCGCTGTCGTTGCCGGAACGCGCGCTGCCGATCAGCATTACTCATTGGCACTTTTTCGGCCGGCCCCTTTTCCACATCACCGAACATGGCCAACTGGCCATCGGCGCGCACACCGGCCAGGGCGGCAGCCAACCACGGCCAGGCTTTACGGTTACCCTTTCCACCGTACTCCCGGTCAATTGCAACAGCCTTGCCGTCCTCCGCCAGCGACTCCAACACCTCAGCTCGCACGGCCTGATCCACGGTCCGTCCCAGGTGTTTCGACGCATGCATATACTGGTGACGAAAACCGGTGCTACTGATAAACGGTTTATCGAAGTCAATTGCGTGCAGCTCGGCGCCGCAGTGGGTCGACATGGAGTCAGGGCTCATCCTAACCACCATGCGCATGCCCTCGACCTCTAACAAGAATTCGCCGGCTTGCTTCCAGCCAGGCACCTGGCCGGCGGTCGCCGCGAACTTATTTTCCAGCGCTTTCTGAATGTCGGAACAGCCGAAGTGAGTGCCGCCGTTGAGCTTTATCACGCAAGCCTGATACACCACGCTTGCGTCACTTAGGGTCTGCTCATCCCCTGCCAGCATGGCGTCATGAAAGAGCGTACGCACACGCGAAGCGTGCAACTCCAGCTCAACCTGATCAGTTGGCAACGCAGCTAGCGCGGCAATGAATTCAGGGCGCTTTTCGAGCGGCACGTATTGGATAGATTTTTTGCTGGCCATCACGGGCACTCCATCAAGCGCCCCGGCGTTCGGGCCGGGGCTTCTTCCTTAGATATGGGTATCGAGCCCGGTCAAGCGAGTAAAGGCACGCTGCAGATCCTCGGCGTAAACCATGCTTTCACGGGCCTTTTCCTTAAAATCCAGGCGCGCCCAACGACCGGCGATCACGTCATAGGTGTCCAGGGGGGTCAGTTCTACGCGGATCATGTTCACGCCATCTTTGGCGAAGTTGGCAGGCAGCTTGAATTGCAGGCCGCGTTCAGTAGCCACCAACTCACGGGCGCCAGTCATCACCAAAAAACGTCTAGCGCCAAGCTGATTAAGGATCGTATCAGCGACATGCTGCGCGGTGGTCAAGGGTTGGGCTTTGGTCATCGGGTCAGCTCCGGTAGGGCGGCCATGGGTGAATCCCCGGCCTTGGAGCTGACTTTAAATCTGATTCGTTATTTCGTCAATTCGTTATTTCGTTATAGGCCGCATAGGAGCCTCAGCTAATCCCGCGTAAATGCTCAACAAACGCCAAACCGCGTAGGGTATATCGGCCTTCTCACCACCTGCCCATTTACGAATCTTGCGGGAATCGACGCCTACCAGCGTGCCGGCCTCACTACCGGACAAGCCCGCAACTCTTAGCAGTTCACGAAATTCTGCGGCAGTGGGTGGGGACCAGTCTGATGCGTACGGCTCAAATAGACCGGGGCGGTCAAGTGCCAATTCCTGGCGAACCTGATCAGCCGTAATCGAACGAGGCGGATCGCCTGGAACTACCAGATGCGTGGCATCAAGACGTAGCGCTGCACGCATGGCCTCCAAAAAATCCGGCACATCTATTTCCGTGCGTGACCCATCACGCAATAGCAACGCAAACATCCATCAGCCTCCAATGCTAAACCGCCAGCAGCGCCGGCGGCCTTTCGTTATTTCGTTATTTCGTTAAATCGTCATTTCGTTACTTTGTCTGGACACAGCCGCACCTTAACGGAAACGCCGGCATTCCAGCACGTCCACCCGGACGGCGAAGCGAGCAACCCCACGCGGCCATAATCCTCGCACAAAAAATAACCTTGGGCTTCCAGCCAAATACCTATGTCTATCAGCTGCGACCTGTCTATAACGGACCTCTTGCGAAACTCTGGTACCGCCAGCAACAGGCAGTCGCGTTGCGCGCCGCCGGCGATGCGCGCGTTCAGTTGGATCGCGTAACGGTCAAAAAATGCCGCTTTCAAAGCCACAACATGCGGTTCTTGCTTAGTCATCGGTTTATTCCCGGATAGCGGCCTTGGCGTGATGCCCGGCCTTGGAGCGAACCTTATTTATATTTCGTTATTTCGTCAATTCGTTGTTTCATTATTCAAACAAATTCATTTCAGCGGCCGACTGATCGACCGCTGAACCCGCCAGCTATCGCGTGGGAGGACGCGCACCGCCAGCGCGGCCATGCCATTCAGCCGTGCCTGAAACGCCTGTAACAGGCACTGGAGAGCTAACAGGGTGCTAAAGAACGGAAGGAACCCCCATCGCTGATCACTGGAGCGCTTGCGCGACCGACTGGGCGTAGCCGGCGCGTGAAGGAGCGAAGGGACGTTGCACAGGGGTGATGTTGAGACGCGCGTTGAACGTCCCACAGCGACTGGAAGGCGCCTTGCTGACGGAACGGCGGCCACGCCAGCGAAGAGGGGTGTACTTGCCCCGCGCCTCCAGGCGCGAAGTGGGCAGGCATTCTTATTACGGCAGTCCGTCATGCACAGTTGGCACGGTTGTTGAGCTTTAAAGCGGATCTTTAAAAGCCCTTCGGTACCAGTAGTCACCTAATCTTGCAGATATTTATAAGCCCAACTGAAGCCCGGTCGGGCCGGTTGAATTTTGGGGCTGGATGGTTGGCTTTAATGCGCGTCAAAGCGGTGCAAGAGGGGATGAGAGTGACGTTGTGAGCGCCCCGAAGGGCTTTGGCGGGGTATGGGCGTGCAAAGGCACCGCCGGGCGGCGGTGCTGACCGAGGCGGTCTAGGGGAGGCTGTCGGGGTGTATGGCGAAGTGCGGGTGTTGTTTCGCAAATGCCTGGGAGCGCTCGCGGGCGCCGAGTTGAGGGTTAGCCTGCGCAAACTCAACCCAAGCCGCAGTCCAGGCGCGCTTATACTCGACCTTATCGACCTGCTGCTGTTGCTGCTTCGTGCGCCTGGCGGCGCGCTGGGCGCCCTCATGGGAGTTCTTGCGAACCTTTGCGGCCGCCTGCTCTTTGGCATAGGCGGTTTTCTGATTGTTTTGAGCCACGCCCAGGACCGTGCGACGCTCTACGCGCTTGCGGGTTTGCGCTTCGGCCAGCTCATGGCCCAAGCCCAGGTCGATAAAGAAACGCCGGCGCACGTGTAAGGTTACGCGCGTTATCCACTTCGTTCCCTTGTGGAAAATCCGCCGAAACTTGCGGCGCACGTAGCCGGCTCGCTCCAAGTCGCTCAGCAGGCGCGATAGCGTCCACTCACGAACGCCGGAGTCCTCGCACAGCTTGCGCTGGCGGTTTACGTGCATCTTGCCGTTCTTGTCCAACCAGCCGACCACCAGTTGGGCCAGGTCGAGACGTGCGCACAGTGGCCCGATCAGCTCGGCCAAGGCGTCCCATCGTTGCTGGTAGGTGCGGGAATCGTTGATATCGTCGAAGCGGCGCAGGAATTTTCCCTCGCGCTTGTCGGCTTCTTCGTGAACGCGGGCAATGGTCTTATTGAACAGGCCGCCAAACATGCGGCCCTGGTCAGGCGTGACGCCTGTTTGCCGGCGCTGCTGACCTGTACGGTCCCGCAACGGCAGCTTTTTACGCTTGGGCAGAAGCTCGGGAATATCGGACAGGCCGGCATAAGCCGCAGCCTCTACAGAGCCTGGCAGAATCTGGCTAAATGACCTCACAGGGCACCGCCAGCAGCCGGATACCGGCGCAGGGCGCGGGCCAGGGGCTGCAAATCTATGCGCCCCCGCACAATGCCGGGACGGCCTTCTAATGAGGCTTCGCCAATCATCCAAACTTCCCTAGTTGCTAGGGCTTGCTTATGCGGTGATCAGCTAATAGACTTCTACCTGCCCGGTTTGAAGCCATATTTGTGCTGATTACCAGAAGCCCCCGTCCCGCCAAGGTCGGGGGTTTTCTTTTTTAAGCCTGCCTAAAAATTTCTAATTCTTCGTAACTGCTGTGCCCCGCAGGGCTGAAGGCGCTCAGAATAACGCGCCAATCATTAGTCGTCCACAATTAGTGTAAATTTACACTTTCCTCAGCGAAACAATAGCCTGCCGCAACATCTCCAGTTGCAGCGCTTCCCCTGGGTGCGCCGTGTCGTCGTTGGCTTTCTGTATGCACAACAACTCGATGTAGCAATTAATCGCGTCGATAGTAGACGCTTGGTCACTTTTGATCAAAGGGTTTGCAGAGGGTGTGTTCGACATAGGGATTCCTTCCTACAGCAGTCATTCAAGTGCGAGTGCGACGATTCCGTATAGAATCGTATAATACTGGTTATTTAAACAGTAGTGGCGATACGATAGCCAGCGGCGCGGGCACTTTACCCGACGCCGGCCAAAGCCCCGCCAACCCTCCGTCGGATAAAACGGCGAGCCTACTGACCAGAGCGCTCATCGCCCGCGCCAAGGACTTCACGGACCCAGCCCTGGCAGGCAGCAAGCGCTGTCAGTCCGTCGTCACCGTCACCGGTGATGCCGACAATTCTTTGAGCATGCGCTGGGTCAAGTTCGCCTCTCGCGTCTCCATGATCCACGCCGCCGGCGCCGGTGGCGGACGACACACCGGCGCTACCTGGGCGGCCGGGTCCAGCGGTAAGGAGGACTGACAACCGCAAATCAGCAGTAGCCAGGCGATCAGACAAGAGCTGGCGAGCTTTCTTTTCATCGGTCAATACCTTGTAGTGAGTCTGTTCAGAGGCCGCCAGGCGGTCCTCCAGCGCCGCGCGGCGGTCCTGCTCCTGCTTGAGCCGGCCGGCTGCTGCTTCAGCCACGCGCGCGGCC